CTTAAACGTTTTGGGTCGCAGCCTGCGGGATAACACTCAGCATGTATTGACTCGAGGCGGCAGTGTTGCAGCGGCAACGGTTGCTCTGTACATGATCAACCAGGACAACGAAGAATACGAAGATCTACCTGACTACGATAAAGATCTGTATTGGCATTTCTTTGTCGGTGGTGAGCACTTCCGTCTTCCAAAACCATTCGAAATCGGGACTGCGTTCGCAACGTACCCTGAGAGATTGGTTCAATACTCGATGGAAGAGGACAAGGGGCATGAGTTCCTCTGGGAAAAATTCAAAGACGGCGTAGTAACCGCCCTGTCATTCGATGCCTTTCCTCAGGTCGTTAAGCCCTTGGTTGATGTGATCAGTAACAAAGATTCGTTCAGGGACATGAAGATCGTTAGCGGAGCCCTTGAAAACGCCCCGCCTGAACAGCAGTTCAACATCTTCACATCAGACACTTCTAAGTCTATTGCTCAGTCCATGCCTGAAGGCGCTCCAGACTACCTACGCTCCCCTATGATGGTTGATTACCTGTTACGGGGATACTTCGCCAGCTGGTCCAGTTTCGGCGCCATGGTCTTGGATCCGTACACCAGAGACCCTTCTCTTCCTGATCGACCTGAGAAGCTGGTTAGTCAGTACCCCGTCGTCAAGCGGTTCTTCCGTAGCGATATGACGACCAGCAAGTACGCTGACCTGTTCTATGACGTTCGCGGTGAGCTGGACAACATGAACCGAGAGTTTAATGGCTTGTTGGAGAATGGCAGGACAAGAGAAGCCAGAGATTACCTGAACGAAATGGGCGGCTTTGACGAAGCCAGAAAGGACATCAGGGGCTACTACAAACAGATCCGAGCAATCAACAAGCAGCGTGACCTTATTTACATGGATTCGAAACTTAGTGCATCTCGCAAACAACAGCTAATCAGCAAGTTGTACGAGAAGCGCAACACGCTATTCAAAGAGGCTTACCTCAAACACAGTCAATTTTACCCAGAATACGGAGACAGATAATGCCAAATGTAAAAGGAAAATCATTCAAGTACACAAAGGAAGGCATGGCAGCAGCCAAAAAACACGCCAAGAAGACTGGCGCCAAGGTTCAGACAAAGAAAAAGAAGTGAAACAAGAAGCGATAGTCCGTGTGACTACGCTTCGCGAGTAGAGCAGAGAACCGCGCAAAAGTGTGTGATTCGAACGGACAATACCGCGCAAAAGTGTGTGAGTTAACGGGGCAAGAATGACTGACGTAAACGAAAACACTGAATTGAGATCAAACTTGCTCAAATTGAAACAAAGATGGAATTAGCGGATAAGAATTAGGGAGCTCGTTTAGACGTTGTATAAACATGCTCATTGCAGCTGTCGAACAACAGCCACATCCAGACGAACAACGCGACGAAAAAAATTGCAGGGATAAGCGTCAGCCCTGTTAAGGCTTTTGTTACGGCTCTTGCTGCAATCCAAAACATACGCATTCCAAGTTAAAGCGGACACCCCAATGCCTGGGTCAACGGGCAAGTTGGGCGACATCAGAGTGTCCTGTACTGTCTTAACTGTAAAATCACATCTCTGAGAAAGGTACAGGTAGCTTCCTAGAATCCTGCGTGGAATGTGTCGTAAGTTATTGATAAACATAATATTATTGAAAATATCATGACAAGTACCTTGCCAAGGTACAGGTCGCCAGTTCGAACCTGGTTTCCCGCTCCAATTTCTTATTTATCAACAAGTTAGACTCCAAAATCCACCTGTTTTTCTCGTTTTGAGAGCCTGTACCTGCATAAAGGTACAGGCATCTCAATTCTAGATGTTTAAACGCCCTTCCAGCCTGCTTGTGGCTTTTTTCTGATGCTCAGTAGCGAAATGAAGATAGTGTTCAATGCTCTTCAAATCACTCCAGCCACCAAGATCCTTCAGCTCGGGCAAACTGGTTCCCGCTTCAATGTGCCAACTCGCAAAACAATGTCGAGATGTGTGGAAAACAACCCCTTCCGGAATGCCTGCCGCCTGTCTCGCTCGGTGAAAAGTCTTATTGGTTATGCTATCTGACGCAAGTGGCTTGCCATTTTGCTGAAAAAACACATTCTCAATTTGACCTTTCAGACTCCTATTAGATCGCTCGAGCTTTAATTTCTGATCCCAACGGGACTGCATCAATTCTCTAGCGTCCGCATTCAGCGGAACTCTTAAAGGTTTCTTGTTTTTTGTTTCGCTTGATCTCCACTGCACATTTTCGAAGGAGTCATCCAGATGATTCCAAGTTAAGGTTCTACAGTTTTCCTTCCTAGCGCCTACCATCAAAGCAAATTTAAAGAGATCTCGCCGCAACGGGTCTAATGCTCTTAAAAAATCCCTTGCCTGTTCAGGGCTTAGAAATTCCGACCTTCCTTCTACCTTGGGTATCCTCCCATCGAAGTCGGGCATCTCAAATTTCATACTCAGTTTCTGCTTCGCATATCTCATCACAGCTTTTAGAGCTGCTAAGTATGAGTTGATGCCGTGTTGAGTGAGCTTTCGACCACTTGGACTGTTGCCAGATCGCAAGTCTTTCTCTAGCTTGGTGACCTCGAAGTCATTTATAGCCTCGATATCCCAGTCTCCCCACCGCTTTAGCATGAAATTTAAAGGTGTTGAAAATGATCTAGCTTTTTGCTTGCCTCCTTTCTTTGTTGGCGCACTTAAATAAAAATCTACTGCTGTTTCAAAACTACGTTCTGACATACATCCTCCTTGTGTGAGGACACAATCCACGCGCTAAACATACTAGCGCCCCAATCCCCTCTTGCCTAGGGGGATCCGTTTCTGCCCAAGTGGATCAGTCTTGTCCGAAGTAGGTCGTATGCCCTGTCTGGTAAGGGAGCCAAACACACACAACCATTGGCATCTTAGTGCCGCCATTTGTAGCCACTGGCTGACAGCACACCAGTTCACAAGGCTAGAGCAGCCTTGGCTTAGTCATCAAAAACAACTGGCGCATCTGGAGTTGGATCCGGAACATCTAGCCTAGGCGGCATTACTGTGACCAAATCTGCGATATATACTTCTAGCGTAGCTTGGCTTGCCGAGACTAAATCAGTCGTAATGCGAATGCTGTTGCTCAAGTTCTGGCAAACAACCAGCTTATGTTTCGCATCCTCGCTCATCTCATTAAAACGATACTGGTCGCCTTGAATTACCACTATCGGGTCTCTCTCTTGCTGCTCACTCATTTTGATTTTCTCCATGTTGCGTCGTCGCGGATCCAGCTATAGCTTCGCGGGGCGGTGAGTCCCAGTTTTGCCTGCGGAACCATTTTTCTTTTGTTCTTGGAGCCTCTACCGCAAACTTCGCAGTAAGGTTTAGCCTCTTTCACGTCAAGGTGGATATCCATCAGATTGATTCTGATCTCATCGTCTAGCGTGAAAGGAAGCTGGTCGTTTATTAATACCACTCGGTCGGAGACCCCTGTTTTTGTGCGAACGTGGACCATCGCTGACCCACCATGTCTAAGTTCACTGACCTTCCTCACCCAGAAGGTGTGGTCGGCAGTTGACTCTAGATTCTCCGGATCGAGGTTGTAGCCACCATAAAGCATGGTGTCTGCCGCTCTCGTAATCCGTAACACTTGCCTCTCCTCTGTTTATTAAAAAATATCTGCGAATGGGTCTGCATTCTGTTCAGTCGAAGACCTTCCAGACGCGCTTGACCCTTGACTTGATGGCGCCATGACCCAGGTCTTCATTGTCAATTGCGGCTTACCCGCTTTGGTCGTGTTTTGGCAGATCTCAATACCAAGTTTCTTCACAACACCGTCTATCTCAGGCTCAACGAAGCCCTTCCACAACGGAATCAACCCCTGCTTCTCTTCTTTAGATAGGGGGTTGTACCAGTCGTACTTGCTCAAGAACTCATGCTTTTCAACCTTCTGCTCTTGGCTTGTTTCCCACGCCCTGCCTTGGTTAGGCTTAGTTTCAAATTCCGACATTTCACTCTCCTCCTTGCTTGATTACGATTTGTCTGGTGCCAGTTTCCTTGCGGAAGTCCTCAATAGACGCGCCTTTTTCTAACACCTGTTCTTCTCCTCCGAGATATTCGAAGGCTTTTCTGAAGTCTATTTGTGCTCGTTTATCGATAACCGATACAGTTGTAGATCCGTTGGTGACCGAGCCTTTATGCCTGTCTGCAATAACCTTCTTGAGTTCATCGCTCTGCTTTTTAATAAGATCAATAACCTCAAGATCGCCAGATATTCCTTCGGTAACTGTCATTAATCGGACTTGCAGCTCGTGCAATTTGTTCAGGTCAGAGTCGTCTAAGATCAGAGCAGCGTCAGCTTTGACGGGATCCAAATGAGCCTGTCGTTTGACGGGATCTTGAAACTCGTCTTGAATGTGATTGAACCAAGCATGAAACAGGTCTAGCCGTGACAGCTTGCCTTTAGTGGGCTTGGGCAGAAAAGATGATGGCACCTCTTCTAGCAGCCACTTGCGGTTCCGTTTGACCGTTTCTACAATCGTTCGCGGCTTATCTTTAGGAGACTTCTGTAGATAGCAAATGAATATCAAGTCCTCGAGGTCGCAACACTCCATAACCATGTGGCATTGCCACAGGTAATAAGCATATTTATTATCAAACACGCTATATGGGCTTGGAGCCCAGAAGGGGCATTTGACTTCGATGCCGCTGCTGACGCCTTTCAATCCGTCAGGTGAAGCTGCCATCCAGCCGTAAACAGGGTGGGTAACTAAGCCTGTTTCGGTGATCTTGAAGCCATAATTTTTCTCGTACCAGCGGATTGCCGTACTTTCCATTGCACTGCCGTGTCGTACTGCGGGGGTCATTACAAATTCGTTTAGGTCTTCACCTGTAGCGGCGCCGTGCAATGCGCGTACTTTTTCTCGGACCCACTGATCTTTCGTTTTGAAAGGATTTTTTCCTTCAGGGATTGATGCGTCTGTTCCAGTTAGCTTACCTGCACGCGCCCTGAGCCAGCCAAGACCGCCCTGCTGCATGTTCGTTGCATCACCAAAAGGACGGTTCATGATCGCACCGCCGCCACTCGGGCTTCTGAGTCATCCTCTAAGCCTCTAGTCCGCAGCGCGTTTTTATACTGCTGAATAAGCTTTTTGTTTTCTGCCTGAGTCTTCTGCGGAAAACCTAAGCTTGCCCACAGCTCATCTCTCTGGTCCGCTTCAACTGCTGGTTGCGCGAAAGGAAAGCTATCGTCCATCGCCTCTGGCAAGACCTCTTTCTCATCTTCGTCCAGATCGTCTGTCCACAATCTGCTGCCCCAACCAAAGTCCGCATAAGCCTTAACTCGACATCGTTGCTTAGCCGTGTTGATCTCAAATGCGCTGGGGTTTTGGATTGCCTTACCGTTACGGTGGATCGGAAGGCTAACTGTTCTGGTCAGCTGCCCTACTGTCATCTTGCACCGTACTTCTGCGGTCCCATCCTGAAAATAAAAACAAGACTGACCAGCCTCGTTAGTTAGGTACTCATATTCGTAGTCTGGAAACAGACGCGAAAACGCTAGATGTGCGTCCATCCAGGGGATGAAGCGAAGTTTGCTAGTGGGTTCTTTGACGAGATCCGCGACGGGGTCTGCGTAGGCTGAAACAAAAATATCGTGTGCTGAAAGCATATCATAATCACCAATTCCATGTACAAGAGGTGATTATGCATGCTCATATGATACTTTGCAACAATGAATAGATAATTTAATAGATACCTTCTAAAAGCAATCTTGAAACGCTACTATTCCGAAGATCTTTCACATACATCGTCCGTATCGTGCTCGAGTCATGACGCCACATCTTCAACACCCAGGTCACATCTCTATATTGCATATGACACAGGATCACAGCATCATCCGACCCATTCGATATCATATAATTAAACCGGTTACGGTATTTGTCGAGACTGTACAGGTCAAAGAAAACATTAAAATCGTGAACGCTCGATCCGACACCTAGGGTGTCAAACAGAAAAGGAAAACTGTCTATCAAGCTAGGGCAAATTCTCGTTATTGTTTCGGTCTTCTGGTCAATATCGAAAGTGTTCAAACCTTTCGTTGTCTCCAGCATGCTCTTTATCATTCGCGCTCTACTGGGGATCTTTTGCTCGCTGTTTAAAGGGTTTCGGCTCGATGCCCAATTACCAACGGCGAGTTTCATTTCGTTTTCGGTCATGAATCAGTCCTTTTTTTCGTGATTTAATCATTCGTGATGTGTTTATTTTTTTGCACTAAAGGCGAATATCTGCCCCCATTTTTTTACTTTGCTACTGAGGTTCACTTTGCCGTCAAGCAATTCGTCTTCCACAAGTGACATAGCCAGCAAAAACTGTTCGTCTTCAAGCTGAAAACCTAAGCTGCGCTCAAACTCACGGGTAAGCAACACGATCTTTTCATGCCGGTCGCGCAACTGCTTGCTGCCGCTAGCCTCCTTCCGATTGCCAGTTGCCCATTCCCTAAGATCGAGTCCGTACTCATCGCAAAACTCAAAAGACGTTTCTATATCGCGAGGTAAGCTTCCGTTTAACCACCCAGTTGCTACTGCGTGGCTTACGCCTATAGCACTGGCAATAGCGCTTGCTCGACCAAATGGCTTTGTTGTCTCTCCTAATTTGGCGTCCAGCCAGAGAGCTCTTTCTGCTTTGTTCATGTTTCGCTCCAGTTGTGATTGTTTTTTCCGCATAACACTTCAATGTGTCATACGATCATTGAATGTAGCAGAAAAAGTCCTAACTTAAACCTGTGTTTTTGTACAGCATTTTTTTTACTTAAAAAAATATTTGATTTAATGTGCCACCTTTTTGTAGGATGTAGCGTCCACAAGGAGGATTGATGATTTACCGACGAAGTAAGAAAATATCTAATTACACCGTAATTTCAAACGAAACTCTCAGAGACTCAAGCATCCGACCCGAAAGTCTCGGCGTGTTGAGTTATTTGCTCTCTCATCGTGAAGATTGGCAAGTCACAAACAAAGCTCTTAGTACCCACTTTGGGATTAGCACGGGGAGGGTTAGCAAGATCACCGAAGATTTAGCATCGCATGGATATCTTCGGCGTGACAACACCAGTAACTCAGACGGCAAGATCGTTAGATGGGACTGGATAGTGTTCGATGAGCCACATCGCGAAAAGCCAGATCTTGAAAACCCAGATCTGGAAAACGCTATACAAAGAAGTACTATTTATACAGAAGAACATATAACTAAGAAGTGTTCTTGGAGAGATGACCTTAACTCAGCTAAGCCAGCAGCTGTTAGCCAGTTAGCGTGGGACAAGTGGTGGAACTACAAATCACCCAAACGAAAACCAGCTCAGCGTGTTCTCGCAAATGGGCTGTTACGGTTTGAAGCCCTGGTCAAGGATGGTCATACCGATTTCGATCCAATCATCGACATGGCGATTGCCAATGGTTGGCAGTCAGTCCCCGATCCTGATTGGAACCAGATCAAGCAGCTTAAAAAATCCAGTTGGGATATCTCAATCTTAGCGATGGTGCCCTGATGGATATCGTCGAGCTAAAAAGCGTAGCCGCTCAGCATGTCAATCAAATCTGTTTAGAGCTTTTGCCAGAGGGCATCCGAGAAGGTGATTGCTGGAAAGTCGGCAGCATCAAGGGTGAAAAAGGGCGAAGCCTAAGCTGTTACCTCAGCGGCGCCGACGCGGGGAAGTGGACTGACTTTGCGACTGGCGATCATGGCGATGTCATTGATCTGGTCAGAACGATACACGGCAGCACACTGCTCGATTCGATTGATTGGATCAAAAAGCGGTTTGGCATTCGAGATACTGATCAGGCTAAAAAATTAAAAGCGCCGGTAAAAAAATACAACGCCCCAATTATGCCAGCTGCTAACGAAGCAAGCCCAAATCTGCACAGATACTTAGAGAGCAGAGGCTTCAGAGATGTAGGAGAGATATGCCACAGCTGGAAGCTGTACGAGGCTGGAAATGATGTAAAAGCGGACTTGATCTTCCCGTTTTACAGCTCAGACGACACGCTTACCTGCGGTAAGACTAAGAACATGAACTATGAGCGAACGTCCAAAGGCTCGTTCTGCGGCACTGGCGCTAAGTTAATCCTCTTCGGTTGGCAAGCGATGAACCCTAACGCCAGAACGTTATGGCTAACAGAGGGTGAATTAGATGCCATAGCGCTGTCCGAATTAGGTTTCCCTGCCCTATCGCTGCCTAACGGCGCTGCGGGTTTAACTTGGATTGCCCATGAGCTGCCAAACCTAGACCGCTTTGACGAGATTGTGATCGCCACCGATCAGGACGAGGAAGGTGAGGCTTGCGCTCAGAAGTTAATCGGAAGACTGGGCGAGCGTTGCATGCGAGCGCGGTGGGAAGGTGCAAAAGATGCAAACGAACTACTCCAAAAGCTGGGTTATGACCACGCCAAGCTTGCAGTCCAGAAGGCTTACGACTCGGCTAAATGGATCGATCCAGACCAGCTGAAATCCGTTATGGAATTTCACCAAGTCCTGGACGATTACTTCGACCTTGAGAACAGAGGGCTGCAAGGTTACGAGGCGGGTTGGGAAAAGCTAAACGATCAGCAGATACGATTTCATGGTCTCTGGGGCGTGACTGGAATCAACGGACACGGTAAGTCTATGTGGCTTGGGCAGTTGGTTTTGAACCTGATCAAACAAGGCGGTAAAGCACTGATCGCCTCGATGGAAATGGCGCCGAAGCAAACGATTGGGCGAATGATGCAGCAGGCATCGGGTGGTTCCAAGCCGCCTAAACCGTACAGAGATGCCCTGCTCAACTGGATGAGCGACTCGTTATGGCTTTATGTCGATCAGCTCACACCCAAGCCAGCGCAGCTCATGAAGACGTTCGAGTACGCCTATCGAAGATATGGGATAGACGTTTTTGTGGTGGATTCTTTGACGAACATGGTTAGGCAAGACGATTACGCCGAGCAGCAAAAATTCGTTGAGCGCCTGGTCAATTTCAAACTGCGGCACCCCGTCACTATCTTCTTAGTTACCCACGCCCGTAAGGGCGAGAGTGAAGCCATGGCTCCCAACAAGTTTGATGTTAAGGGATCCGGATCGATTACAGATTTGGCTGATGGGTTCGTCAGCATATGGAAGAACAAAAAGAAATCTGAGCACCTAGAGGTGTGCGAAATCCTCGGGCGAGAGCCAGACGAGGAGATCATGAAAGGCTGGGATATGTACCTCGATGTCCTCAAAAACCGCAACGGCAGTTTCGAGGGAAAGGTCGGATTCGAAATGCATCAGGATTCTTTGCAATACCTCGAGCGTCGAGCGGGTGCGCCAAAAAAATACATCAACTACAGCAAGGAGTCTTCGTGATTGAGGAAGAACGGTTTGCGGAAAACATCCGCAACGCGGGTGCAGAAATAGCACATGCAGAGATGGAAGTAGCCAAAGCTGACGCAAAAGAAAAACAGAAGTTCGCGCAGCTCATGATGATTGGTGAGCACCAAGGCAATAAGACAGCCGCAGCACAAACAAGGTTCGCTGACGCATCAGATGAGATGTATCAGATCAGGCTGGCTAGGGGTGTCGCCAAAGGCGCTCTCGCGGCGGCAAAAGCAAACAGTAATGCAGCAGAAGTGGAGTTCAAACAATGGCAAAGCACAGTAGCAAGCGCACGCATGGAGAGACGAACCTATGGAGCTTAGATTTTGAAAGCAAGGTCCACTTTCAGCTGGCGCCTACTCAAGCAACGAATCCTGATGAATTTGAGGATTTCTGCGTATCGCTTTTCAAACTGGCTGAAGAGTTTGGGTTGGGAATCGAAAACATCAAAATCGAAATGGAACTCGTTAATGAAGAGCCGCACACCCACTAAAGAGGAGCGCGTTTGGATGCAGTGTTTACTCGATCACGGCTGCGTAGTTTGCGAGCGAGAATTCAAGGTCCACACGCCGCCTGAGATCCACCACATCGATGGGAAAACCAAGCCCAACGCCCACCTAAACAGCATCCCGCTTTGCACAAAGCATCATCGGGGAGGAGAAGACAGTGAGATATACACAGCCAGACACCCGTTCAAATTCAGATTTGAGGAGAGATATGGAACAGAAACCGAGCTTCTGGAACACTGCCGATCTAAAATCTTTGGATGATGTAACGCCTGAAGAGTGGGACGAAGTAAGCCGACCAGCTCGCTACACGCAGGGCGACATTGAATCGTGGGACGCTATGCACAGCGCTATGAGCCAAGAAGAATGGAACGGCATGTGCAAAGGCACGATTATGAAATACCTCTGGCGAGAGCAGCATAAGGGCGGCAAAACGGATCTTCTGAAAGCCAAAGCCTGGTTGGAAAAGTGGATTGCTACTTATGACGGATAGTCGAGCGAAGGGTCTCCAGTTCGAAAGAGATTGCGCCAAAATGCTTGGGCTTTGGCTGACGGATATAACCGGCAATGAGGTGACGTTACGGCGAATATTGGATCAAACGCGCACCGTTGATCTAGGAGACCTCGAATGGGGACCGCTCAGCTTCGAGTGCAAACG